TCAAATGGTGCAACACATATATCAACGCTTTCTGACGGTTGCATAGTGTGGTTAATTTGTACACTACCATCAAACGCAGTATATTGTAAAAATGCGGTTTCGGTTGTGCTATTGTTTGTTACTCTAAAATTCTTTTGTGATGCGGCTACCGTTGTCGCTGGTTGTTCAAATGAAACGGGGCATGCTATTTCGTTACTAGAATCAGTTGGTGGTCTAAAGTTGCTTGAATCAAATGTTACATAAACTAACACGTTTCTTACAGTTGCGGTTGTTACCGTTCCAAAACTTGTAGGTTCAATGCTATGTAAAGTTCCAACGCTTACCGAAGGATTTGTTATAGTTCCATTTGCCGCAATAGATAAACCCGTAATAGAAGTATCAGCACATGTAAACCTAGGTAAAACCGTAGGTGCTGACGATTCCTCATGTTCTATAAAAAAAGGACTTCTTGCTCGTATCACGTTGTAAAGTCTAAAAAGTTATCAATATCCAAGGCAAACTTTTCTATAAGTTCTTCGTCTAGTTTTAAAAAGTTATCTTCAAAAGGTTTAGTAAAAAAGAAACTTGCCCTTAATCCTTTCCTATAAATACTTCTTGCAATAACATAAGTAAGGCTATTTATATTTCCACTTATACCTTTTTGTTTAATCCAATTTTTTAAGGATTGTTTAGCTTGCGTATTTAATGGCATCCTTTTGTATTGGAATCTACTATTACGACTTTTTGCATAAGTGCTTTCCGCACCCTTAACACCTTCGTCTTGATAGATACCGTAATCTGCCATAAAGAATTCTAAACTAAAACTATTTGGACTTACGTTTAAATCATATCCCAAACTTCCTTCCAAATCACCACTTGCCGAACCCGTAATAAATCTGTTATTGCGATGCCTACGTAAGTTTCCTTTAGCTTGTTTTATAATAGCTTTGGCAAATGTTTCTAACCCTAATTTAGTTTTTTCAAAATCCATTAGTCGCAAATTGTCATATCGTTTTGTATAACCACATCAAAGGTAGCAGTCCAACCCGCTAATTTATTTTCAAACCTATCTACAAATGGTTCGCAAGTAACGTCTGTTTCTATTTGGTATTTTTCGGTATATAAGTCACCCCTTTGTAAATCATTTAATACTCTTGTAAGTAAGGCAAGTTGTGTGTTTAGAACATCTTGTTCGTTGTCGTTTCCTACATACTTATCCGTTACCTCTGCGTTAGATATATCAACAATGTCCATTGCAAGAATTGAAATATTAAAGGTTGTTGTTTTAGTTCCTACTATTGCATTGTTAACTATAACATGGGCAAGTGGGAATATAGTTTGTTTATCTAAATCAACATCGTCTATTGAACCAAAGGAAACCGTATTTACAAAAGGTTCTTCTTGTAGTTTTGTTTTAATTTTATTTGTTACGTTGTAAAAACCTTTCATTTCTTTTTAATTAGTTTTTTTTCTAGTTCTAATTTTTCTTTTTCAAATGCTAAAAACATTAACGACTTATGTACGTTTAATCGTGCAACTTCATCGAATTTGGTAATATCCCCTTTAGCGATTCCGTAAATTGATTGATACCAGCCCCACTTTGTTCCAAAATTTGTCGTTGCTGCGTAGTCAAGTTCTCCTTCATTTCCTCGCTCAAATAGTTCAGGGTAATTTGTAGTAACTCGTTGCTTAAATTCCAAAAAAAAAGTAATGCACCCATCACAACATCCAAAGGCATGTGTAAAAATATATCTTCGTTTTCGTCACCCGTGTAAGGTTCAACTTGGTATCTGTTATTTTTTTTAATTGTTACGGGTCTATAAAGAACACTCATTGCTTTATGCATTTGTTGCCAATCGGACAAGGTGTTATCTAAGTCTATATATTCACCTAATGTAATATCGTCTAGCTTTGGAATAAAACCGTATTCAACGCCATGTAATTGAAAAGTTGGGACAAGGGGTGTCTTTTCATCAAACATCTTATTAAGTTCGTTTATAATGGCTTGTACGTACGTGAATTTGATTCTTGCAATGTCTTTTAAATCTATATTGCAAAATATTTCTACCATCTTATGAAGTAGAAAATTAGTATTATTATTTTCTTCCGTATTTAACTTTGCAAACTTTTGGTATTGACCTAACGTTACATCGTTAAGGGTTTGTGGTACTTGTATATTTAACTTCATATTAATACAATAAAATTTATAAGATTATGTATAACAAAAAAGGGTAACATTACTGCTACCCCCTTTAACTAATCTAAACTAAAAAAACGAAAAAACTATTTATTAAATGCAATATACAAATAATCGTAAAGTTCGTCAACTTTTTTTGCAAATTTTAATTGACCAGCTTTTGTTTGTTTGTATATTTCTTCGCCTATTTGTTTATCTCCTTTTATGTCGATTACTATTTTTATGTTAGACTTACGTTTGCGTTCCATTACTTTAGCGTATATGAATATATCATTATCCCAGCACCATTGTCTTTTTTGATGCGGCTTGACTTGTGTGTTTATATCCATATCCAATAAAGTATTTTAATAAATGCAAATATAAAAACATAGAACGCTAATAATAATACTAAGAAGTCCCGTGTTACTTTTAATATTGTTTTACGATTTTCCTTTGCGGATATATCTTTTATAATAATTATAAAGTCTTTTTTCATGTTTTGTGTTTTAAATTAAAAAGGGGGTATCTCTACCCCCTGTTGTTTTATAAATTGTTTTCTACTAATACTTTAAATAATTTTACTTGTCCCTCTAATTGTTTTAAAATTCTTTGTTTAATTGACCAAGATAATTTATTCTTATCAAGTTCACTAAGGAGAGGAACAATTTTGGTTGGTGCAATTTTAAGTGTTTTTAAATTTTGCATTTTTTAATGTTTTAATGTTTATGATGTAAATATATAACCTTTTTTTTAATTAACAAATAATAAACAATTTATTTTTAATAAATGTGATATTCGCCCCTATGTGAATTATCTAGTGTGTCGGTCAATACATATCTACAAGCATCTATGCAATCGGGATGTTCACCACTTGGTTTTGGTAATGTGTTACCATCCTTATCCTTTGCCCATACATAACCTTGTAATTCTCTTTTTAGGTTTCGGCTTTTGCTTGTAATGTATATTTCGTTTTGATTTATTAGGTTAATTCCAAACTTTACACTATCACGCCCTTTTGCACATGGGTATATATTATGTCCATCACGTCTTAATGTTTCGATTGATTTAGGTTCAGCACTATCGGCAATTATATTTTCTTTTATGTTGTTTTGTTTTAGAAATAAACTAACATCCCTTAACACTACATTCGATTTATAAAACACTTCATCGAATATATAAGCATCATTCCATTTATAAAGTGAAATAATTACATGCGGGTCAACATATCCGAAATCCATGCCATACGCAAGTAATCTAGCTTCATTTGGAATTGTGTCTATTTCTTTCCAGTCGGGAATACAAACACCGTCATAAGACCCAACTTCCCCATCTAAAAAAACCCTACACCAATTTTTCCAATAGGTCGAAGTCTTGGCTTTGTCCCTTGCCTTTAGTAACTCCTTGACTATACTTTCGGGTAAACTATTATTATCACGATAAGTTAATGTAATAAAATCAGTATCGGGTTGTCCAATAAGTTCCTTATCTACCCAAAAGGTATTGCTTGGGTTATAGTCAAGCCATATTGTGTCGTTAGTTCTTATTGCTAGTTCTTGGTAGGCATCAAATCCGCTTATGGTATTCGCTTCATTTATAAACAAAATATCCCTACGACTACCCCTAAGTTTGCTACTATCATCCGTGCTAAAGAACTCAATATAACTTCCATTGGTAAATGTGTATTTCATTAAAGACTTATTGTGTTGGTTTTCCTTATAACGATTTAGTCCTTTAAGGATTTGTATAAAGTCTTTATATGCCCCACGTCTTATTGCGGGTATTGTCCCTGTTACTACCGATATGACTTGTGATTCGTTTCTTATGGCGTAGTCAATTAGTATTGTAAGAATAGATATTGTTTTACTTGCACTTGTCCCACCCCGACATATTCTTACTCGGCTTTTTAATTTTTGTAATTTAGTTAATGCTTTAGTTATTTTAACTCGCATACTATTCCGTTACAAACAACGGGACATCTTCGTTGATAGTAATATCTTTTGTTTCCCTTGGCTTACCAGCGTAGTAATTGTAAAATAATTGTACGTATTTAAAATCGCCTTTTTCAA